GGCAGGGCACGGCAAGGCGAGGTAATTCTATGAAAAAGTTTGTTTGTTTTTTTCTTTTAATTTGTTTTTCATTACAGGCAAGTTTGAGCGTCAGCGAAAGAAATGAAATTTTTGCTGAGTGTGAATTAGAAACCAGAAAATCTATGCGTTTACTTGAAGAAGCCAATGAACATTTTGAAAAAATTTATAATATCCATGCGAGAGAAGTTTGCAAAAATGCTATTGCGGCATCTTTTGCAGCACTTGCTACCAGTGGAAAAAAAGAAAGAGCAATAACAGCTATAGTAACTATCATCGCTCAATTTGCTGTAAATGCTTGCGATCATTTTTGGGATGGCGTTGACTGCGTTAATGACGCAAAAGACCATGCTAAAAAAGCAGACGAGCTTCAGGAAAGGCTTTGGCGAGACCGTTGAGCCAATGGTACAAAGTTTGTTAAGTCTTTACTTGTCACTTGTCCGTTTGTCAGATCTTCAATTTTTTTTGCTAATTTCGGCCTCGGCCATCTTCTTTTCGTACAAAGAGACCAAAGGGTAACTTTATCAACTCCAAGCAGCCTTGCAATGGCGCATTTTTTATAGCCGTTAAGCTCAATCCAATCTTTAATTTCCATTTTAAAACTCCTGTTTGGCAAAGACTCTAATTAAACACATTGTTTAACGCAACAAAAAGATTGCATTTATAAGGCTGAGTTTGTACTCTACTGGCCAAAAAAAGGATTTTTAAATGTCAGATGATGATTTTAAAGACTATTACAGAGTAACAGAAGTCCTATCGAAATTTTCTGGATTAGACAAGATAGACCCTGTAGTTTTGACTAATGCTGCCGATAGAGGTACACGTTGCCACAATTTTTGCGAGCTATACGCTAAAAATGAACTTTTTGTTGAGATAGATCTTGATTGCAAGCCCTATGTAGACTCCTTTATCGAATGGTTTGACTTAACAGTTGAGCGTGTAGAGTTTTTAGAAAAAAGGCTCTTTTGTGACGAGCTAAGAATTACCGGCCAAATGGATATGCTGGCTTATTTGAAAGGCGATGAAAAGCCATCTTTGATTGATATTAAAACTCCGCAGTCCGAATCAAAAACATGGCCTTTGCAGTTGGCAGCTTATCGGCACTTGATGGACGCTAACAGTATAGACTATAAAAATTCTTTTGTGTTGCAGTTGAACAAATTCGGCAACTCGGCTAAAATATTTGATTACACTTCAAGAGCTGAAAAAGATCTTGAATTGTTTAAAAATCTTCTATCAGTACACAAGTACTTCTCTCCCTTGAAATAATAATAAATTCACATCTTTGTTTGTTGGCCATGCTTAATTGCATGGCTTTTTTTTTATCTCTAAAAAGTCTAATTTTAAATTGAAAATACAGCCTTTGTGAAAGTCTGCTTTTTTTTTGCTAATAGCATAGAACTTAACCTTTTTATTGCGATAAAATAACCGCTTTGGTATAGTTCGCTTTCTTTGCTTGAAAAAGCTTTGAACTTTACGCAACTTATAGTCAACATTTTAGGGGTACAAAATGAAGACATGCTCAGACTTTCGCAATGCCGCTTGGCAAGCGTCAAAAGATTGCAACTGGAAACTGGCTGCAAGGCTTCTCAAAGAAGCAATCAAGGTTTATCCATTAGATATTAAAATCTCTTCTTTAGCTGCTCGTGATTATCAAAATTTACTAGAGCAAATTCGAATTTACGAGACTCAATCTGAATACAAAAAAGGCTCTCAAAAAAATGAGAGCCTAAAGGAAGCTATAGATGAAAAAAAACTATGAGATTACGCCTATGAGCGATTCATTCTATGATAGCTATTATAATTATGATTATCGCTGGCTAGAATGTTCGCATTGCAAGGAGTTATTTGATTCTGATAACAAATTTTTTGAATGTGGGCTAGATAAAAATTTAATTTTTTGCACAATGTCTTGTCGCAGAGAATGGATTCTTGAAAACGCTCACGACTACATCGAGGAAAAACTATGATTGACTATATGGCGTTAGCGCAAGAGCCGGACAATAGCAGGCAAATATTTGAAATATCTGATAGAGAAAACGATGATCTTTTGAAACTTGAAAAAAATGTACACCATATCGAGGCTACTGCTGAAAATTTTGCGGTAGCTAACAGAAACGCAGCAAAAACAGCCTTGGAAATGGCTTGTCAGTCCAGAAAACTAAGCAAACGATTAGAAGAACTTAGAAAAGAAATTGTTCGTCCACACATTGATTTTCAAAAGGCATTAAAGAAGCTGGTCGATGGCTACACCGACAAGCTCGAATCAATAGAAGATTCACTGGTAAAAAAACTATCCGATTACAGAAAAAACTCTGATGATTTTTCAAAGCTTGAATCCGATGAGGGCAATTTAAGCATAGAGAAGACCTTTGATTTCAAGATCTCTGACACCGGCTCAATCCCTGCTGAATACCTGACAGTCGATAAAAAAGCTATCGAGGGAGCCATAAAGCGAGGAATACGCAATATTGCAGGAGTAGAGGTTATTGAAAGCGAGAAAATCAGTCTAAGGACTAAAAACTAAAACAAGGCAAACAAAATGAACGAATTTTCAGAAAACATTAACGAGATTGCTACTGCCCTTTCTAAGTTTCAAGGGCAAGTCGGCACGATTGAAAAAGATAAAGAAGTCAATATCAGGGCTAAATCAGGCTACAATATCAAGTATAAATACGCAGACCTTGCCACAATTATGACACAAATTAGAAAGCCTTTATCTGAAAACGGCCTTTGCGTGTCTCACGGCATACAGACGCAAGAGAATCAAAGGAGATTGTTAGTTACTACCGTTTTTCATAATTCCGGACAGTGGCTACGGTCTTCTATGCTTATTGAGCAGACAAATGATGAAAAAAGTTTAGGCGCAAAAATCACCTATTACAGACGCTATGCGCTATCGTCTTTGTTGGGCATTGTAACAGATGATGACGTGGACGCAGATTTGCAAGGGGCAATTCAACAAGAGCCGGTTCAAGCTGTCCAGCCTGTCAAAACAAAACCTAAAGAAGTTGAGTTAAGTTTGGAAGCTTCTGAGTACTACCATAGCCAAAAAGACACGCCACACTTCAAAAAATTTATTTGTCATTTGTTAAAAAAGTCAGGAAAAAGCGAAAATGAGCTTTTGAATGGAATTGCCAAAAGGCAAGAAGATTTTGAAAAGAGCCTGAAAGTTTTTGCCTATGAGCAAGCATCCGGCTAAATCCGACTAAAGGGGGGTTGTATGGACTATAATTTTCATCTAGAGGAGTTAGACTCTATACAATCCGCTAAAGTTGGCCGATGGGATGGCTACAAACTAATGTTAAAATTCAAGTATCGGCAAGACTTGAATCTTTATGTGAAAAATCCCTTAGAATTTAGAGCCTTGATCGAGGAGATGATAAAATTGCATAAGATCATGGCAGAAAAAAAATAAAATTGATAAAAACAGTTTCATGCCATTTGTTTCATTTTGTTTTTCCCTCTCTTTTTTGGAGAGGGTTTTTTTTTGGCAAAAAAAAACCCGACATTTTCATGTCGGGAAGATCTTAATGCTAACAACGCAAGTAGCGAATAGGTCTATTCTTTGCTATCAGGCGACAAGTCTACATCCATTCCTGTTTTTTTTTCAATCATATCTTCAACAAGCTCTTCGAGCTGGTTGTCATCTTCAAGTTTAAAAACTTTGTTGGCTGTAACAGTCAGGATGGCTGCTCCTGCTAGGACAGATAAAATAGTAAGATAGGTCATTTCTTTCACTTTGAGACTTTACCGACTCTTTTTGTACTTTCTTCACTAACTTTAAATAAAGCTTCAGTTTCTGGCAAAATAATTTTTATAGCGTCCTCGTCATAGCCACTTCTCTTGAGGAGTTTTATTTTTGCTTGCAATTCGGCTATTTTTTTAGCTTGTTTCTCTTCCTCTTCGGCTTTTTGCGCTTCAATGAGTTCCAGTTTTATCTGTTCTTTGTGACGTTTTCTTTCTACGTATTCTTTACTTTGAAAAACTTCTACCGCTTCGGGAAGTATAATTTTAATGCTTTTTTCGGAAAGACCGTCATCTTGCAGGGAAAAAACTTTTTCCATTACGGCAGTTATACGCTCTTCTTCGTGCTTTCTTAGTTCTTCTTGCGCCTTTAGTGCTTCGTATTGTTTAACTTCGCTTGGATTCAGTGAAACACGAACGCCATTTGTGATTTTGTACATTATAATTTTTACACCTTTCCAACTTTCTTTCTTATTCCAAGATAGCTTTTAAGGTCAGGTCTTAAGAGAGCTATCGCATCATTTTTCAGACCGGAATCTCTTAAGATTTGACATTCTTTTAGACATTGAGCTTCAAATTGCTTTTCTTGTTTTGCACGTTCACGCTCTTGTAATTTTCTATGTTCCTCAAAAGCGGCAATTTCATCTTCTGTCAAATATATTTTTTTGCCATTGACAAGTTTTTGCATTTTAAAACCTTTAGATATTAGTTTGACCGTAAACGATGATTTTTCCGGACGCTATATTTCCAGAACTGAAATAAAACTGTATTGCATTATCGGTCTGGAATGCTTGCCTCACCCATGAGCTTGAGACTCTTCTTATTTGTGGAGTTCCGGAAGAATCTACCATACCAAAGTGTCCTTGAACATGAGTATATCGAGAAGAGGTCGCAAGATCAAAAATCAATAACTCACCATAGGTTCCCCCTGAGTTATTTCTGTTTACATCTGCTATTCTCATTGATGTTTCAGACCCTGTAGCAATAGACCCTTTTTGAGTTTGTGATGTTGCAAAAACTGTTTCTGTACATCCATAATAATTACCTGCCGTAGAATCCCAAGTAGATCCACCATCAGTTGAGGTTCGCATGTAAATTTCACGTCCGTTGGAAGATGGTAGTACACTATGAAAAACAACTTTAAAGCGATCATAAGCCGTATAAGACGATAAGTCGAAATCTACACTTGCTACTGATGATGGATTAGCAACTAGCACTGGAACCCAACAATAGTGTGCTTGCGTTCTAGAGTTGTCATTGTCGAAATACAAGTTCCCTTGCATGTAAATATCTTTGAAAGCATTTGTGCTGTCTCCGATATCACAATCATTGTCCCCATCTGTCGCATATTTAGTATTGGCTGTAATTGTAGTCCCTGTTACTGCTGCTGCTGTCGTACCACCTAAAGCTGGAGGCTCTGGAAATACGGCTGCTAAATTAGCAGGTGTTACGGCTCTATCTGTCGCTGTTGCAGCTATCGCCTCCGCATCTGTTGCGAGTTCTACAAGACCGCTTGCAGTATCGCTGGCATCGAGGGCTGCAAGGTTGCTAGGTGTCAAGACTCTTGAAGTATCGCTTTTTGCTTGCGCTTCTGCGTCTGTTGCAAGCTCTGAAACAATCCCTTCATTCGTAGTAGTGGCCGTTGCGAGATTGACATTCTTATCCGGCATTGTAATTGTTCTTGTAGTGCCGGTTGAAATGCCTGCTGCCTCAAAAGCAATTTCTTTTGTGTTGTCTACATCATCAAGAATTCTAAAAGTATTGTCGTAAACGTCCGTTGCAGCCGGTATTGTTTGAAATGTTGGCAAAGCTCCTGCACCGTTCGAGGTTAGGATTTGTCCTGAATTTCCGACACTTGCAATAGACTGCTGGGCTCCTGTGGCTGTGGTTCCACCGCAAAGAACCGCATAGGCTGTATGAGAAGCTCTTCCGCTTCCACCGCTGGCAACATTTAATGGAGTGCCGGTAAGTGTAAGCCCTGCAAAACTTGGGTTAGCGTCAGTAGTAAGATCTTGGTTGAGCAAAGAAGCTGCTTCAACAGTTAAATTTCCATGTAGAGCAAAAGTTCTGTCTGCGCCATTGACTGTATAATTAATAGTCCGGTTGGCACTGTCGTTTTCATTCCATACGAAATTTACGGTGTGTGAATCGTCCGTATCATAAAGCTTAAAAGCTCCTGTTGCGCTTAAATCG